CACCCAAAGTGGTTCTACGCGCAATTTTTGAAGCCCCTCCTGCCCAAGGAGACCAAAATGGAGATCAAGACCGAGACGCTGACCGAGATCCAGCTTGACGCCAGGATTCAGCACCTCGTAACCATGATCGGGCCGGAGGTCGTCCAGAAGTACGTCGAGATCGGATCCGCGGCGCCCGTGCGCGTCATGGGCGGCCAGAAGGCTCTTGACGAGGACGATATTCTCTCCTAACATGGTATCGTGAGCAAAACAGACCTCCTCCAGGAACTCTCCGATCTGCTCGGGGAGAAGGCCCGGCGCAAATCCCGCCGCAAGATTGACACCTACTATCCCCTCGAAGGCCCTCTCCGGCGGGAACTCTACCCAAAGCACATGGATTTCTTTCGTGCGGGCACGGAATATCGTGAACGCTGTATCATGGCTGCGAACAGGATTGGCAAATCGGAAGGCATCGGCGGCTACGAGCTGACCCTCCACGCCACAGGGCTTTACCCGGATTGGTGGGAAGGATACAGATTTACGAGCCCGATAAGGGCATGGATTTGTGGTGACACGGGCAAAACGGTGAGAGATATCAACCAGTTCAAGCTCCTCGGCCCCATTGGGCAGTTCGGCACCGGGTTGATCCCGGGCGAGTGCGTCATCAAGACCAACATGAAGCCCGGCGTCCCGGACGCGGTGGAGACCATCCAGGTCAAGCATATCTCCGGGGGAGAATCCACACTCATCCTTAAGTCGTACGATCAACAGAGAGTGGCCTATCAGGGTACAGAACAGCACGTAATATGGCTTGACGAGGAGCCGCCCCACGACATATACACCGAGTGTGTAATGCGCACCGCAGCCACGCAGTGGTTTCCGGGCGGCATGATCCTGTGTACGTTCACCCCGCTCAAAGGCATTTCCGACGTCGTGATGATGTATCTCCCGGGTGGACGGATCGGCACCTACGATTAGGAGTGCCTATGGGCCTCGGAGACGTTTTCGGCAGCCCCGACCTCGGCTTTCTGACGAGAGACCCCACCCCCGCGCCGGAATATGGTACTCCTTCTCCTGAACTCCAGCAGCAGTATCAGTCCGGTGGCTTGACCGGAGCGCTGGCGCGCCAAGGAAACCCCGCTGTCTGGGATCCGCAGAACAGCGCTCTTGGGCAGTGGGCCGCCCGTGGCGCATCCGGAAGTCCGAATGCCCCTCTCACATCTCCGCTCGGCCCAGGCGGCGCGCAGGAGATCCTGAATGGGCCTGTGATGGGCATCTTCGCGGGCGTCAATTCTAAGACCGCCGACCTCGCTAAACTCGCTATTGCCAAAGACCTTGCCGCCAAGGGTGCGGACAACGAGGCTATCCGTCAGGCCACGGGATGGTTCAAGGGCATGGGCGATAAGTGGATGTACGAGATCGATGATAGTGGGATGCGCCTTGGTGAGAAGGGGCTTTTCGGGTTCAAGGAATCCGGCCCCGTGTATCGTCCCGAAGGCAAAGCCGGGAAGTACATCGACCATAAGGACTTGTTCGCTGCGTATCCGCAGTTGAAGGATGTAAATCTGGATGTAATCGCTAGAGGGAACATCCCGCTGCACCCGGAGGACTTGGGCGGGTATTATAACCCAAGCGAAAACAAGATCATGTATCGCGCCTCATCCGTGGACGGCGCACGGTCTGGGCTTGGGCATGAACTCAGCCACAAGGCTCAAGAGTTGGAGGGCTTCCCGCGTGGAGGTAGTGCGGAGTTGATGGATGCGTCCGTCAATAATCTTTCACGGCTTAAACTTGAGACTCAGAGAGACAACATACTCAACTCCACAGAGTATAGGAAGTTGCAGTCAGAACTCAACATGGCGAAGGCGAGGGCATCAATGGAAGCCCGCGATGAAGCCATAAAGCACGTTGACGGTGATTTGGTGTATCAGGACTTGTACTCCAAGATGGAGAAGTCCCTTCAGGACTCTTTCAATGCCCACCCCCTTGTACGCCAAGCGGATGAACTTCTCACACAGGTGAACACCACGCCAACAGCGTTTGACCTGTACCGCAACCTCGCTGGCGAAATCCAGGCCCGCGATGTCTCTGCCCGCATGAACCTCACACCCGAACAGCGTCTAGCTACACCGCCCGACCTACGTCCAGACGCGATTATCAGGTACGGAAGCACACCAGGAAGAAATTCAGCCGCCTTTTGGCCTTCACGCGTGGAACTGGAGAGAATATTCACGAGGAATTCCCGGTGAGCACCCCCTACCTCGGAACGGTGACAGATGGCCGATATTGCGTCATGGCGTCGTGGGACGATGTCCCGCACCTCCTGGAAGCAGAAAAAAAGGCTCTCTGGGAGACCCTGCCCCCCTATCAGCGTGACGCGCGCACGAAGGGCATCCCGCAGCTGGGTTCCGGCGCTATCTTCCCCATCTCCGAATCCTCCATCACCGAAGATGATCTTCCCATTCCGCCCTACTGGCCTCGCTGCTATGCGATGGACGTGGGGTGGAACTTCACGGCGGCCCTCTGGATGGCCTGGGATCGGGAGAGCGACTGCATCCACGTCTACTCCGCGTACAAACGCGAGCAGGCCGAACCGATCATTCACGCGGCGGCGGTGCGCGCCCGGGGGTGGTGGATCCCTGGGGTCATTGACCCGGCAAGCCGAGGCCGCTCTCAGGTTGACGGCCAGCAACTCATCAAGTTGTATCGAGAATTGGGGCTGGATATCTCTCCAGCTGACAACTCTGTGGAATCCGGGATTTTCACCTGTTGGCAACGCATGAATACCGGCCGGCTCAAGATTTTCCAGAGTTGTGCTCAATTTTTTGAAGAGTTTCGCCTTTACAGGCGCGACGAAAAAGGGAAAGTCGTCAAGAAAGGCGATCACCTCATGGATTGCTTGCGCTACGGGGTCATGTCTGGGCTGAAACGCTCGCTCTCGACCCCGATGGAAAACTGGGACGAAGAAGCACGTTCTCGGACGTGGGAAGGACAGGTGGACCATGGACGAAATTCAGTCACAGGGTATTGATCCGGCCGCGCTGCCCATGGCCCCTCCCCCGCCTGATGGCGGCCCGGGTGCGATGAGCATGCCAGAGATACCCCAGGGGGGTATGCCGCCTGACGTGATGCTCGGACTCGGAGGTACACCGCAAGCCCCTCCCTCGCCGAAGTACCCGCTCTCCGCGGCCAACAAGAAGATGCTCAAGTTCCTCGAGATGACCAACGTGGCCGAGGCTCTGAAGAAGGAAGACCTCGATAAGCTGGGCCAGAAGGTCAACCGCGGCTTCGACAAGGACTGGGAGTCGTGCGGTGAATGGCGCACGATGATGGACGCGGTGCTCAAGCTCGCCCGGCTGGACCGCGAGAAGAAGACATACCCCTGGCCGAACGCCGCCAACATCAAGTGGCCGGTCATCGCCCAGGCCGCCATGCAGTTCGCCGCCCGGGCCTACCCCGAAATCATCCAGGGCCGCGACGTGGTCAAGGCCGTCATCGTGGGCGAGGATCCCCAGGGCCTCAAGGCCGAGCGTGCCAAGCGCATCTCGGAGTTCATGTCCTGGCAGCTGCTCGAGGACATGCCGGACTGGGAGCAGGGCACCGACGCGCTGCTCCACATGGTCTCCATCTACGGTCTGATCTGGAAAAAGACCTACTACGACGAGGTCCAGAAGAAGAACGTCTCCATGCCGCTCACGCCGTACGAGTGCGTCGTGAACAAGATGATCCGCGAGGGGTCGAAGCCCAAGCGCATCACCCACGTCTTGTATCTCTTCGACAACGAGGTGAAGGAGCGCGTCCAGGCCGGACTCTGGCTGGACGAGGATCTGGGCGAGCCCAACTCCTACCGCGGCGACGACCCGGGCGAGGACAAGGACAAGACGACCGTGGGCGACACGGAGGGGGCATACCACCGCTTCCTCGAGCAGCACCGCTGGGACGACCTGGACGGCGACGGCTACGAGGAGCCGTACATCGTGACCGTCCACAAGGACACCAGCAAGGTCGTCCGCATCGTGCCGGCCTACGACCACGAGACCGTCGAATTCGACCTGCCGGAAGGCGGCGGGGCGCCCAAGCTCCGACGCATCAAGCAGATTGAGTACTTCACGCGCTTCCCGTTCCTGCCGGCCCTGGATGGATCGTACCTCGCCATGGGCTTCGGCCAGCTGATGTACGCCACGAGCGAGGCCATCAACTCGCTGGCGAATCAGCTGCTCGACGCCGGCACGCTCTCGAATCTCCAGGGGGGCTACAAGTCGAAGGACGCCAAGGTCTCGGGCACTGGCCCGATCCGGCCGGGTGAGTTCCGCTCGACTGAACTCTCCTCGGATGAACTGGCGAAGGGGTTCTTCCCTCTGCCGTTCAAGGATCCCTCGGCCATCCTGCTCCAGCTGCTGGGCATCATGGTCGATTCCATGAAGGAGCTTTCCGTGCAGACGGACTCCATGAGTGGCAACTCCATGCCGGCCAACGCCGCTGCCACGTCCGTCCTGGCCGTCATCGAACAGGGCATGAAGGTCTACAACGGGATCCACAAGCGGATGTATCGTGCATTGCACGACGAGTACCGCAAGATCGCCCGGCTGAACTTCACCTACCTTGACAACACCAGCTACTACCACATCATGGGCGACCAGAAGGCCATCGCGCGCGAGGACTTCTCTCAGCGCGACCTTGACGTGCTGCCCATTGCCGACCCGACCATGAGCACCATGGTCCAGAAGCTCGCCAAGGCCCAGGTGCTCCTCCCCATGGCGCAGGATCCGGGGGTGAACCCCTACCCCATCAAAAAGCAGTTCCTTGAGGCACTGCAAGTCGAAAACATCGACGACATCCTCATCCCGCCTGACAAGCTGCCCCCACCGCCCCCAGATCCCATCTTGCTTGACGTCCAGACCCGTTTCCAGCTGGGCCAGATGGGGCACCAGCTGGAACTGGCGAAGCTCCAGATGGCGCAGTACGAAAGCGAGGCGAAGATCCGCAAGCTCCTGGGCGAAGCGGCCCTGGCGCTCGCCAAGGCCGAAGTGGCAAAGGACGGCGTGACGCTTGACACCTACCGGCATGACCTGGAGCGCATCACTTCGCAGTTCGACATGGACGTCCAGGCGCACCGCGCCAACCTCGACGCCATCGCCCAACAGCACGATATGGAGATGCAGCGCACCGCGGCTGCCCAGAACTCCGTGCAGGCCCCCGGGCCGGGCGGTCCGGCTCCTGACCCGGCTGGGGCACCTCCGGTGCCGCATGCTCCTGGCGCGCCTTCTGCGGCGCCGGCCGGGACTGGCCCCGGAATGTCTCAGGCTGGTAAGCTCGGTGCCCTGGTGGGAGGACCGCCCCAGGACGCGCGGGGCGCGCTGATCTGGGACATGCGTAGAGGAGGCAAGCCGGTATGATCGCAGAGGACTTCGGGCTTCTGAAGCAGAACCCCGTTTTTCAGGAACTGCTGCACGTTCTCGAGCAGGAGAAGCAGTGGCACATAGACAGGCTTTTGCGCGGCTCTACTCTTCTTGGCGGCCCGGCTACCGGGGAGATGACTGCAAGATATCTCGGCGTTGTGGAAGGCATAGACAAGATTCTGATGTACAAGCCAGCAGAGGAAGGAAAGACAGATGAAGAAGCCGAAGATCATTCCGCTTGAGTACAAGGTCGTCGTCCAGCCGGTGAAGGTCGAAGAGAAGACTGCCGGGGGCATCATCATCCCGGACACCGCCCGGGACAAGGAGCAGGCTGCGGCCATGGAAGGGATGCTGGTGGCGAAGTCGCCCTACGCCTTCCAGGGCTTCGAGAACGCCGCGGCCGAGATCGGTCAGCGCGTGCTCTTCTCGAAGTATGTGGGCCAGCTTCACGTCGAGGGGGATGAGCAGTACCGCATCCTCAACGACAAAGACATCATCGCCATCCTGGAGGACTAAGCCATGACCGAAGACATTGCTCCTGACGTGACACCGGCACCCGAGGCCCCCATTGCCTCTCCTGAACTGGAGAACCGTGCGCGCTCCATGGGCTGGGCGCCCAAGGACAATTTTCGCGGCGATCCCGAAAAGTGGGTGGACGCCGAGACCTTCGTGAAGCGAGGGGAGGAAGTGCTCCCCATCGTCAATGCGCAGAACCGGCAGCTACGCCAGAAGCTCGAACAGCTGGAGGGCACTCTCAACCAGCTGTCTCAGCACCACGCGAAGGTAGCCGAGGTCGAGTACGAACGCGCTCTGACGACGGTACGCGACCAGATGGGCGAAGCCGTGGCCCGTGGCGACGGGGAGGGCTTCAAGAGTCTGCGCGCCATGGAGGACAAGATCCTCAAGGAGCAGGCCCAACCCATCACGAAGTCTGCGGCCGGCGGGGAAGACCCCCGCTTCACCCAGTGGAAGCAGGCCAATCCCTGGTACGAGACGGACCCGGAACTGCGCCGCACCGCAGACGTGTACGGCCAGGGCCTCCTGGTCATGGGCACGGACCCCGGGCAGGTGCTGGTGGACGTCGCTGCGCACATCAACAAGCTGCGCAAGCCGTCGCCCAGGCCCCACTCCGCGGTGGAAGGCGGCGGCAGCGGCGCTCCGCGCGGGGGTGGCAAGGTCAAGTTCTCGGATCTGCCCTCCGAAGCGCAGAAGGCGTGCAAGAGTTTCGTGTCCCGTAATGTGATGACTGAAGAAAAATACATTGCGGAGTACATCAAGATTGACCCCGAACTGAAAGGGTAGTAGGAGACAGCCATGAAAGGATCTGAAAGACAGCCCAGAATGCCGCGTACACCCGAATCCGAAGGCCGCACTGCGAACAGCCCAGCACGGCGTCAGCGGGCGAAAATCGGTGTGCATCGCCTGAAGCTCCATGCCGAAGGCATCCCTGCCGGGTATCACGCCCACTGGGTCAATGACGACCCGGGCCGCATCGAGCAATTGATGGACCGGGGCTACAAATTTCTCGGACGTGATGGCGTCGTCGTGGGC